TCAGCCGTTGCGGGCGGCGATCTGATAGTTGGCCACGCCGATGTCCACCGCCACGGCGTCGTCCACGCCGGATTCAAGGTCCATGAAGGCGGTGTTGTAGTCCGCGGTCTGGTCAAGGGTCTTGAAGGAAGCCGCAAGCTTCAGGTTCGCGGCGTTGCTGCCGTCGCTCGGGTTGTCGGTGAGGGCGGTGTAGGCGGAAGAGCTGGTCTGCGTGATGACGTTCTTGCCGGCGAGGTCGGACAGGGAGGTGATGCCGGAATCCGACTTTACCACAACGACGATGGAGTTGTCAACATAGGGGCCGATCCAGGTGTAGTCGTTCTCGCGGCCGGTCATGGTCATGCCGTTCCAGATGACGTCGATATTGCCGGAATTGAGCTCCATATCCTTATAAGTCCAGTCGATGGGCTGCAGTTTCAGCTCCCAGCCGAGACGGCTGCAGACCTCCTTGGCAAGGTCGATGTCGAAGCCGACGTAATTGCCGCTGTCGTCCTTATAGCCATAAGGGGGGTAATTGGCGTCGAAGCCCAGCGTCAGGGTCTTGCGGCTGCTGTCGGCGGCGATCTCCTGACTGCCGGCGGGCGTCGCGACCTTCGCCTCATCATAGCACAGCATATCGGGCAGGCCCTGGCCCCAGTTGTCCGCGATCTTCTGGAAGGTGCCGTCCGCCCACATGGCGTCCAGCTGTTCCTTCACGGTATTGGCCAGCGCGGTGCTGCCCTTTTTGAAGGCGATGCCGTACTGCTCGGTGGAGATGGGGTCCTTCAGCATGACATAGGTGGCGCCTACGTTCGTGCCGGACGCGGCGGCGGTGCCGGCGTCGGTGGCGGTGGCCGGGGTAGTCTTTTTGCCGCAGGCGCACAGGGCCAGAACCATGGTCAGCGCCAGAACGATGCTCAATATCTTTTTCATTGTCTTTTCCTCCGGTAAATAGGATTGGCATTCCATTTATTACGCTATCAGAATAACACATTAGCGTGATAAAGCAAGTCTTTTCCCGGGAAATTACTGTGCAATATTTGCACAGTAATTATTCTGTGGCGTATGCAACATATATCCTACTAAATTTGTGGTATATTACAGCCATAAGGAGGCGATGACATGAACATCACCACAAAAGGCCGCTACGCGCTGCGGGTCATGACCGATCTTGCGGCCCATGCCGACGAGAGTTACGTCTCCCTCTCCGCCATATCCCAGCGGCAGGAGCTGAGCGTGAAGTATCTGGAGATGATCGTCGCCCGCCTGAAGAAGGCCGGACTGGTGGAAAGCTCCCGGGGCAAGGAGGGCGGCTACCGCCTGTGCCGCAGGCCAGGGGATTATACCGTGGGAGAGGTGCTGCGTTCCATTGAGGACAATCTCGCCCCGGTGCCCTGCATCAAGGACGGCGTATCCACCTGCGAGCGGGCAGATGCCTGCCTGACCCTGCCCATGTGGCGGGAGGTGGACGAGCTGACCAACAGCTATTTCGATTCCGTGACCCTGGCCGATCTGCTCACCGGCCAGCGGTGGAAAAATGTAAAAAACGGCGCCTCCGCCTCTTGACGGACGCCGCGATGTATGGTATATTCCTAGCAAACAAATAGGATTTAAGGAGGCTCTGATACTATGTTCGTTTATGCAGACAATGCCGCCACCACGGCGGTGAGCAAGACGGCGCTGGACGCGATGCTCCCCTATCTCACGGAGCACTACGGCAATCCTTCCAGCCTGTACGCCTTCGCGCAGGACGCAAAGACCGGCCTGGAGGGCGCCCGCAAAACCATTGCGGACATTTTGGGCGCGGACGATCCCAGCGAGATCTATTTCACCTCCGGCGGTTCCGAGGCCGACAATCAGGCCATCCGCTCGGCGGCCTACTTCGGGGCCAGAAAGGGCAAAAAGCACCTGATCTCCACCAAGTTTGAGCACCACGCGGTGCTGCACACGCTGGACAAGCTCCGCAAAGAGGGCTTTGAGGTCACGCTGCTGGACGTCCATGAGGACGGCGTGATCCGTCTGGAGGATGTGGCGGCGGCCATCCGGCCCGACACGGCGCTGGTGACCGTCATGTTCGCCAACAACGAGATCGGCACCATCCAGCCTATCCGGGAGATCGGCGCGCTGTGCCGGGAGCGCGGCATTCCCTTCCACACCGACGCGGTGCAGGCCATGGGGCACATCCCCGTGAACGTGAAGGAAATGAACATCGATATGCTGTCCCTGTCCGGCCACAAGTTCCACGCGCCCAAGGGCGTGGGCGTGCTGTACGCCAAAAAGGGCCTGCCCCTGGTGAACATTATCGAGGGCGGCGCCCAGGAGCGCGGCAAGCGCGCCGGCACGGAAAACGTTCCCGGCATCGTGGCCATGGCCGCGGCGCTGCGGGAATCCGTGGACAATATGGAGGCCAACGCCGCCAAAATCATCCCCATGCGGGACAAGCTCTTCGCGGAGCTGTCTAAAATACCCCACTCCAAGATCAACGGCAGTCTGGAGCACCACGTCCCAGGCACGGTGAATATGTGCTTTGAGGGCATCGAGGGCGAATCCCTTCTGCTGAAGCTGGACGAGGAGGGCATCTGCGCCTCCTCCGGCAGCGCCTGCACCAGCGGGTCGCTGGACCCCAGCCATGTGCTGCTGGCCATCGGCCTGCCCCACGAGGTGGCCCACGGTTCCCTGCGCCTGTCCATCGGCGAGTACAACGACATGGCCCAGATCGACCACATCATCGAGGTCGTGCCCCGGGTGGTGGACTATCTCCGTAACATCTCCCCGGTGTGGGACGAGCTGGAAAACGGTCAGCGCAAGCATCTGATCTGAAAATCGGACACGATTGTAATAAAGGAGGACATAATTATGGCACTCTATAGCGATAAGGTTATGGACCATTTCGAGCATCCGCGCAACCTGGGCAAGATGGAGGACGCCGACGGCGTCGGCGAAGTCGGCAACGCCAAGTGCGGCGACATCATGCGGATGTATATCAAGGTGGACAAGGACAGCCAGACCATTTCGGACGTGAAGTTCAACACCTTCGGCTGCGGCAGCGCTATCGCCTCCAGCTCCATGGCCACGGAGATGATCAAGGGCAAGCCGATTTCCGAGGCTCTTGAGCTTTCCAACAAGGCCGTGGTGGAGGCGCTGGACGGGCTGCCCACCCACAAGCTGCACTGCTCCGTGCTGGCGGAAGAGGCCGTCAAGGCCGCCGTCAAGGACTATTACGAGAAGAACGGCATCGACTACGACCGCGACAAGTTCAAGATGGGCGAGTGCGCCACCTGCGTCACCGGCGAAGAATAATACAGTTTGACAAGAGGGCCGCTTCCGTTGGAAGCGGCCCTCTTGTCAAATTCTCTGTCCGCGCTAGGATTTCTGGACCGGGGTGAACAGCAGATCCAGATCGGCGCTGCCGGCGATGCCGTCCACTGCGCCCTCAAAGCTGTACTGCCAGATGGTGTGGGCGTAGTAAAAATCGGGGTAGCCGCCCGGCGTGCCCAGCCAGAACACGTAGTCCGTCAGCTTGGTCAGGTCAAAGCCGTAATAGCCGGTGTTGCGGTAAAAATAGACTCCCGGGGTATAGCCCGCCGCCTTCACGGCCTGGCAGAAGGCCACGGCGCAGTCGGTGAGCGTGGCGGAGTCCAGATTATTGGTGCGGGCGGTCTCCTGCCCGTCGATTCGCTCCCAGTCGAACACCACGGGCAGCGTCACCTGATAAGGGGCGATGAGCTTCAGCGCGTAGGCGGCCTCCTCGGCGGCCTCGGCGGGCGTGACGGCCTGGGAGAAGAAATAAACGCCCACCTTCAGGCCGGCCTTCAGCGCCCCGGCGATGTTGGCCTCAAACTGCTCGTCCGGCTTGAGCACGCCCTCGGTATAGCCCCGGTAGCCGCAGCGGATAAAGGCGAACTGGATACCGTCGGCTGCCGCGGCGTCCCAGTCGATCTCGCCCTGATAGAAGGATACATCGACGCCCTTCATCACGGTAAAAGCGTCCCCCTTATACACGGGCCTGCCGTCCTCGTCCACGGAAAAGTCTTTCTGGGAAAAGGTGCTGACCGGCACGCCCGCCTCGGGGGTGATCCACACCTGGCCGGTGCCGTCGTTGACCTCGACCATGCCCTTGTGAGGGTCGCCGCAGGCCGAGAGGCCCAGCAGCAGCGCCAATAAAAGCGCGATGATTTTCGATGCAGTCGTTCTTTTCATAGTTCGTTTATGATACCACATCCCGACACGCTTTGCAATCACCCCCGCAGGGACTCGGCCAGCGCCCGCCCACCGTAGTCCAGCGCCCGGCGCAGCCGGACGCGTCCGCGCTTGATGGTGCGGCTGACGCTGCTGACGCCAAGCCCCAGGCTGTCGGCGATCTCCTGCATGGGCACCTGGTCGATGTAATACAGCCTCACCAGCTGCCGCTGCCGGGGCGTCATGGACTGGTCGAGGAGCGCGCCCATCCTTCCCGCCATGCTGCGCTCATCGCTGGCCTCCGCCAGCTTCAGGAACTGCCGCAGGGCCAGGTATTCCTGCCGCCGCGCCTCTCCCCTGCATTCCGGCTGTGTCATGGTCATTCCTCCCATAATAATTTTTCAGATAGAGCCCCGTGCTCCGCAATTCCCGCTCCATGGTCTCCAGAACGCAGATCCTGCGCCGCAGCAGGATGCGCTCCGTCTCCGACAGGGCCGGGTCCCGCGCTTCGCCCCGCAGTTCCGTGATCCTGCCGTAAAAAATGCGGGCCCGGGCGCGGTAGTCCTCACCCATCTCCTCAAGGGTCATCGCCGTTTCTCCTTCCACACTTTAGTGATTTGCGGCGGCGAAAACAAATGATAAACGAGGCGAATAAATCTGTTGACAAAACACGCCCGGTTTGTTATTATAGTCGTCGCCGGTATTTGTGCTGGTGTAGCTCAGCCGGTAGAGCAGCTGATTTGTAATCAGCAGGTCGGGGGTTCGAATCCGTCCACCAGCTCCACAGCGTCAGAAGAAAGTCGCTGCACTCCGTTTCCTGCTGACGCGGAAAACTGCGTATCCGTGCTTTCTTTTTCAAATCAAACATGGGGGAATTCCCGAGTGGCCAAAGGGGACAGACTGTAAATCTGCTGGCTATGCCTTCGATGGTTCGAATCCATCTTCCCCCACCAAGTTCCAAAAACGTTGAGAAATTGGCGTTTTTGGAGCTTTTTTTGTTTACAAAATGCCCGAACTCGAAAAAACCGTATTAAGCAAACTCAACTCGAAAAAATCAGAAAAAAGTCGATAAATGACGTCGAATTGGCGTAAAAATGCAGGTGAAATTGCCTCTTCACCTGCTCTTTTTCTTTGTATTTGAAATTATTTTTTTACCGTATAATGGCAGAAAAATAGCGCCGAGGGTTTCTCTTCCTTCGGCGCTCTTTACTATTCATAGAAGGTCTTCTATCTTGCATCCTAGCTGATCCGCTACCTTTTTTAGTGCCCCAGCCGCTGCACCCTGTATGTTTCTCTCGCCCCTACACCAGTCCTGGATCGTCCGTAGCGGGATCCCAGTCTTCCTGCTCAGGGCTGTCTGTCTTATTCCGGCCTCAGTCACTTTTGCTTTGAAGCTGGCGTTTTCTTTTTCGAATTTAACCATTCCGCACCTCCTTATATCGTTACTATACGCTTTTGCGTGCACAATAGCAATCGTCAAACGTAACACGCTTTTGCGTATATCTTTGTGCACTCTATCCCTTGTTTAACACGCTTGCGCGTGCTACTATGGACTCGCAAGCAAGAGGTAGAAAGCCTCATATATCAACGATTTTGGAGGGTTTTAACATGTGGTACGAGGGTTGCATCGGTGTCCATTCCAGCATCTTTCATTTCTGTGTCAAGGTTTACCAGCGTGGTTCTCAGTATGGCATCGACGGTGGCCGCATCTCAAAGCTCAACCTCCGCAGGGCCGACATCGTGGTTGCTAACTACGACCGCGGATGGGACGTTGAGCCGGTGGACGAAGACACTGCTATTGCCTACCAGATTCTGCTACTGGACTACAATCACTGAGGAGGCGCTGATCATGTATGACATAAGCAACTACCATTACGCACGTGAGCACGGCACCGAGCCTCGTGGCCGCGGCTGCTGGGCTTTTGAGTCGGAGGATGGCTCCACGGTCTGGTTTGTAGATAAAGGCCTCCTGACGCTTACCGAGGCGAAACGCGAGATATGCAGAAAGTTGAAGTCCGAGGGCGTTGATCCCACCACTCCGATCTATGTAGCGCCCTAACCATTCTATAGCCTGTCCTACCGGGCACACGGGGAGAGAGGTTCCTACTATGTCTGATATCGCTCGTTATCATTTCGCCTCAAATTCAGACGCGTGGGCATTTGTCAATTGCATATCCGCCGCGCACTGTTCCACCATTACCGACTATGGCATTGACGCTTACCGAAGCGTTGACCCATATTATGTCGATATCTCAGATGATGATCCATCCACTTTCGACATCTGATACCTCGAAACATGCTCTCCGGGAAACCGGAGGGCTTTTCCTTAATAAGCATTATAGATTTATCAAGGAATCATGAAATATTATCACACGCCTTATCAAAGGCTTCAAAGTATTGAGTATACAGGCCTGTATCAAGTGCGGTACCGGTCTGTTTAGCTCCATTGGTCTGGATCTCCTTATATAGAGAATCAATTTGTCCGGAAACTTTAGTCCACAACTCTTTCACATCTGAATAATCAGCCGACAAACTGTTCATGTATTTATCGTAGTCGACCTTCTTTTCCATGGCTTTTGCAAGCTGACTAATCGTAAACTCTGCGTCCATCGTCTCGCCGGTGCAACTCTTGCCAGTACTGTAATACGAGGACATATCGCATATTCCACTATTCCATATGTCGCTTACAACCCAATTCCTTATTTCAGAGATTTTTGATTTTGGAGAGTCATCATCTGTGCTCCCGTTCATGGCTCCGTTGAGAGCATCAGTAAAGGAATTAATACCTCCAAGCATGGCATCAACGACTTCGTCAGATGGCACGATCTTCCACGCGTTATCTACAAGCTTCAGGTCAATATTTACGGTTTTTGTCACTTTAGTATTATCCTCGCGTGCCATAAGCGTAGTGAAAGTGTCTGTAAACAGCTTGTCTGATTCCTCCTCAGTCATTTGATTGCCGGAAAATGCTGCCGCAAGAGCGGCGGAAACTGCCTGTTTCACAAATTCTGACATGATTATATTCATATCCGTATTTGTAATCTCTGCAGACACAGTGGCCGTTTCAGCCTTCACATCCTCAGTTGATGAGATAATCTTATATGTAATTCCGGTGAAAATGGGCTTGATCATTGCTTCATATTTTGCCGTATCTTCGGCGCTTGGCGTCGCAGTTGGGGCCGCTGTACTTGGAACTGCAGATGTCGCCGTGGTCTCGCTGGTGTCTAAATCCTTGAAAGTATCAGCACCCCAATAAGTCGCTATTTTTGCTTTATCCATTGCTTTCACGGCCTCTATGCCCTTTGTTACCACTTCCTGTGCAGATTCTTTCGGCCCGCCACAGGCAGACAGCGAAAGAACCATTGCCAACGCTAAAACGATCGCCGAAATAGTCTTCCACTTTTTCATCTCTTCATCCTCGTTATTTATTTGTAGCGGTCTGCACCGCTATATGAACTATTCTTATAAATCTTTTGCTTATTGTTACGGATTTGACGCATTGTTCTGTGATCCGGCCGAGGGTCATGAGAAGTTTAGCATCAACATTTATGGCAAATTAATGTCCAATTCATATTCCACATAGTTTTCATCTTGAATAGTCAATGCCATCGTCCATAAAATGTTGTCATTCTTTACTGAAAACTTGGTATTGTATAAATGATATCCAGAGTATGGCTCACTATAATCGGTTTCTGTAACCGTCACCACATAGCCCTGGTTTTCCAGATAGTCCAGATACTCTGATACTCCGTCTGTAACTTTGGCTGACTTCCATTCGGTTAATTTAGGTATGTTCGTTTGTCCGTCAACGTTTATATAATAAACTGTGCTACTGGATTTTGTATCAAAATCCTTATCAAGTTTACTTCCCGATTCGGGGAGCACAACATCTTGCGTCGTCGGAGCATCCGAGATTTCTGGTTGAGGCGATGTATTATCAGATTCAGTGGGGAATGTATGGTATGTAATTACCACTTCGGTATCTGCAGCCACCCACGTATCGGCAGAGTAATCCTCATTGCCGCCAACCGTTACAGACTCTACTTCTCCGTCTTTGGTTAGCCAACCAGTGATTAGGTCCTCAAGTTTTTCCATCCTTATATTAGTAAACCCTTTTTCCTCAAACTTTTTTTCAACACTCTGATAATCTTGACCTTTCATTGCCGAAGAACCAGATGGTGTTTTTGATTCCCCTACACGGCTGCCGCCGGCTCCACAAGCTGCAAGAGTAACCATTACCAACGCTAAGGCAATCGCCGAAACGGTCTTCCACTTTTTCATATTTTCGTCCTTTCATCCTCGTATCTTATTATTTGTAGCTGCCTGCGCCGTTGTATGAATTACTTTTTAAGAATCTTTTGCTTCTTCCGATATGGCATAAATACCATCCTTCTCTCAATCTTCAAATTCAGTCATAAAACTTGCTCCTGAGATTGAGCCAGAACTTCCAAGGCCGTACTGGTCGATTGTGCGCCTTGAACCCATATATGTAACCTGCTACCAGACCGACAAGCAACCAAACAGTGGAAGTCCAAACGCCCTCCATACTCTTACCTTCAATGCATAAAACCAAATTGCCAGTTTTTACTAAAAAGCCATTTATAGCACCCTCAATAGAGTATTTCAGTTTTGTGGCTTAACAACATAATGGCATACGCTCTGTACAATAATTCGGATAGGCTACTGATAATCTCAAATAAACCCTCATTTTTGTAATCAACGTATTTATAAAAGCAGGGCGCAGAATAACTGTACCCTGCTTTATCTATTCATCCTGATACTCATTCAAAGCATCCGTATCTATATCCTTGATTTCAAACGTTTTTCTGACTGAGACGCAGAAGTTGGCGTCGATCATATGAGCTTTGCTCTTGTGTCCGCTTCATTATAGCTCAAAGCCATGCCTCCTTATCACAGATTATTTCATCAAATGTATTGTTCTTTTATGAGCCCAATAATTGCTTCTCCCTGCTGTGTCATTATTGTATAAAATCCGTAGCAAGACCCACAGCATGCGCCTGAATTATTTATCTCACAAATATATAGATTATATCATGTTTTTTAAATGTTGCCATATGATTTCCTGCTCATCTGCGTCGTTTTTTGTCGAATCGGAGTATATATGCAAAAAACAGCCCCCCGGTTAGGTGGTGCAAATTAGGGATTTTCAATCCCGGAAAAAATATCGGCATAGTTTGGTATGTATTTACCGGCTATGCCGATTTTTCTATGTCTGTAATGGTCGGCGGTGTAAACTCGCCTATCGGGCTGTACTTTGATGCAAAAGCTGCATGGAAGATAAAAAGCTTAGAGCAGTCGAAAAAAACCGACTGCTCTTTTCTAACAGATCTCTGCGATAAATACGGCCTGAGCATGAAGGTGTATAACGAAAAGATAGTGATCTTTGACCGGGAGGTATATAAGAAAAAGCCACAGGCGTGTGCGGTTTCTCCCACAGATTTCGAGTCGTGGAACTGGAAAACAACGCTGGCCGGCACCTATACCGGCGGCGTTATTACATATACAGACCCCAAGACCGAGAAGGATGTGACATTCAAGGTAGGCAAAGGGCCGCGCATACTCTCTATGAATGAGAAAGTAGAAAGCGCGGCTGATGCGGAGCGGACGCTGCGGGCCGCCATAAATAAGGCAAACCACGGCAGCACCACGCTGACTGTGACCTTGTGTGGAGAAGTGCATTTCGTGGCAGGCCAGTGCGTCAGGGTAGGGCGCGTCCGCCTCGGGGTTGAAGGGGGTGAACAGCAGCAGGTCCTGATAGGGCAGGGGCCGCAGCGTGCCCCGCTCGTCCGCGCAGCACAGGGTGAAATCCAGCGGCGTGGCCCCCTCCCTGATCTGTACGTCGGCCACGTTGCCGCACAGCACGGCGGCGATGTCCCCGTCGCCCCGGGTCACGATCTCGCCCACGGCCCGGCCGCAGGTGATCATGGAATCCAGGTACTGGTCCAGGAAGGCGTCGAAGCCCGCCTGACCCCGGCCCACGTTCACCGTGCGCAGGAATTCGTTCAGCGCCGTTTCCGCCGCTGGTTCGCCGCAGCGGACGGAGAAGCCCCCGGCCAGCCGGATGATCTTCAAAATGGCGGCGTCCAGCACGGGCACGGCCTCGCGGATGGTTCGGTACAGCCGGTCCTCGCCTCCGCCCAGCGGCACATAGCCGTCGAACACGCCGAAGGGATGCCGCTGTCCGGCCCTCAGCTGCACCGCCGTCCCCGGCCCGGATCTCTTTTTTGCGAATAATCTCACTTGCCGACCTCCTCAGTCATTTCTTGGCTTTATTCGGTTTTCCCGTTCCCCCGTCACCGCTCCGCCCACGCCGCGGCGAAGCCGTCCCGCCCCCCGGCCACGGAGACGGCGAAGTAGCGGATGTCGTCCATGGCGTGGTCGTTCTGCTTCACCGGGGCGTCCCGGCCCACGGCGCCGCCGTCCCAGCAGTACAGGCCGAATTCCCGGATGGCGTCGCCGCAGCCGCGGCAGATGACCAGCGCGCCGCTGCGCAGCAGGTCGGCGGCGGTGCGGATGCCGGAGCACACGTCGTTGTCCGCCTTCACGGCCGGATAGCCGGCCCGGCGCAGCGCCTGGATGAAGCTGGCCGCCGAGGGGTCCACCACGATATAGCGCAGCGGCCGGCCCGCCGCCAGCCGCGCCACGGCCCGCACATATTCCGCGTCGGTCTTTTGCCGCCCCGCCCTGCGGGAATCGTAATAATACTCCGCCACGCGGTACCACACCCCGTCCTTCAGCCCCCACAGGCCCAGCGAGAAGGGATTGGCCGTGCCGTAATCGCAGGACATGGCGTAGGCCGTGCACTCCTCCGGCTCGTCCCGCAGCAGGGTCTCGTCGAAAAAGTCGTAGACGCGCCCTTCGGCGGCCACCCACTCGCCCAGGATGAACCGTCGGTAGAACACGCCGGAGAACATGGCCCGGTAGCGGGCGATGACGGCGCGGGACAGCGCGGGGTTGTCGTCCAGGTCAAAGTGCAGGTACAGCGCCCGCTTTTCCTCCGCCTTGGCGATCCACTCGGTATAAAACCAGTGCCACGGGCTCTCCGGGTTGCAGTTGAACCACAGCTTGCTGCCGGCCACGGAGCAGCGGGCGCAGGTCTGCTCCACGAAGGAGCGGGGCATCAGCGCCGTCTCGTCCAGCAGCGCCCCGGCCAGCGTCACGCCCTGGATCAGCGCCTGGGAGCTCTCGTCCTTGCCGCCGAACAGGTAAAAGATATTGCTGTGGCCCCGGTAACCGATGGTGATCTGGTTTTTGGACACCCGATCCTCCACGGAAAAGCCGATGTCGCCCAGCACGGGCAGCAGCGCGGACAGCAGATTGCGCCGGATGGAGCCGATGGTGCGTCCGCACAGCGCGAAGCGCTGTCCCTCGAAGCGGCGGGTGGCCCAGCAGACGAAGGACAGGCCCATGCACAGCGTCTTGCCGCTGCGCACCGCGCCGTCGCAGATCACGGCGTCCAGCCCGCGGTAAGGGGAAGAGTCGCTCCACCAGGTCAGTGCGGACAGCTGGGTGCGGGAAAAGGTCTCAAAGCGCATCCTGCGCCTCCTCCGGGGGCGGATTCAGCTGGGCGGCCGCCCGATCCAGCGCCTGATAGAAATCGGCCCCCTCCGCCGTCTCGGCCTCCTGGGCCCGCCGCAGCTCCGCCAGCTTCTGGATAAGCTCCGCCTTGTTCAGCAGCTTGATCTCCATGCCGCCCTGGGCGCCGCGCTTGATCTCGCTGAGCAGCTGCAGATCCAGCCTGCCGATCTTGTCGGCTTCCTCCGGACTGAGAAACGCCAGTTTGGCGGCGTCGTTGGGCCTGGCGCGGATGAGGGCCTCCAGATACTTCCCGATAGGGTCTTTTTCGCTTTTGCTCATGGCCTCACTCCTCTCACCCGCAGGCTCCCACGGCGCTTTGCTTGTACGTCCGCGTGCAAGAAAAAAACGCGGAACGAAAAAATTTTCGTTCCGCGTTTTGCAGCTTGTAATATATGCGCTTGACTATCGGCATCCTCAGAAGTTGATGTCCTGCAGCCGGATCAGCGCCAGAATGTAGATCTTCAGCGCCTCCATGAAATCGTCCACGCAGGCCGCCTCGTCCACGCTGTGGATGTCGCCCGCCAAGGCCGGGAAGGACCGGTCGTCGTGCTCGGGTCCGAAGGACACCGCGAAGGGGAAGTCCCTGGCGTAGGTGCCGCCGCCGATGGTGAAAGGCTTTTTGCCCTCGCCGGTGACGTCGTTGTAGGCGTCCACGCAGGCCCGGATGGCCGGGGCCTGGGCGTCCACATAGAAGGGCTTGGCGTCGGAGACGGTCTCCACCCGGCACACGCCCGCCGCCAGAGCCCGGATGGTTCCGACGATGGTTTCGCCGTCGGTGGCGGTGGGATAGCGGCAGTCGAAGGACTGCCACAGGCG